CTCGCCGGATATCAACAGCTATGCCAGCGTGCAGGATTTACGAGATTTTGCGGAAGTCCGCGGTTATTCGATACCGGAAGATGAACGTGAATGTGAGGCACTGCTGATGCAGGCCATGGACTACCTGGCCGGGCAAAGCTGGCGTGGTTCCCGTTCGTCGCCGGATCAGGCGCTGCCGTGGCCTCGGTCTGGTGTGGTTGTGGATGGTGTGCCGCTGGCCAGCGACAAAATCCCGCGCCAGCTGATTCAGGCACAGTGTCGCCTGGCGGTAGAAGCGCAGGAAACCGACCTTACGCCGAGCTTTGCTGGCGGCGGTGAAGTGGTGGCGGAAAGCGTCTCCGGTGCCGTGGCGGTGCAGTATGCCGAGGGATCGGGCGGTAACGCGCCGCATTTCTCCTGGCTGGCAGGGTTGCTTAACGGGCTGTTGGGTGGTGGAAACGGTATTAATTTTGACGTAATGCGGGGCTGATATGGCGATTAACTATATCCGCATGCGCGCAACAGCCACGCGGTTACTGACCGAAAACGGCCAAAAGCGCGTACTTACCCGAGGCGGCAAGGTGACCCGCGTGAACGGTAAAGAGGTTCGTTATCCGGACGAAACGGCGGACGTGATCGGCGTCGTGACGGAATATAAACCGGGCGAAATTGACGGGACGCTGATACAGAACGGCGATGTTCTGCTGGTGGCTACTTACCAGACGGAAATCCGCATTGATGACCGTATCGAGATTGACGGTAAAAAATATCGCGTGGTTAACCCGCACCCGGTTAAGCCCGCGGCGGTGCTGATCTGCTACCGCGCGCAACTGAGGGCATGATATGGCAGACAATGATGCTTTTATGGTGGCGATCACCGCCTTCGTGGATAAGGCAAAGGCCAATCAGGCGCAGGTAGTCCGCGCAACGGGGATCCGTATCCTTACGCAACTGTTGGATATGTCCCCTGTCGGTAACCCCGAACTGTGGGAGGTGAACACCACAGCGAAGGCTTATAACGATGCGGTTTTTGAGCACAACGAATCCCAGCGGAATAATCCGGCCAATCTGACGCCGACTGGCCGCCTTAAAAAGCGGGCGCGGGTGTCTGACAGTATGGATATCAAGGGGCCTGCCGGTTATACCGGTGGCCGATTCCGTGGAAACTGGCAGGTGGGGCTGGATGCGGCACCACAGGGTGAAACGGGCCGGGTTGATGCATTCGGCGGTAAAACGCTGTCTGCTGGAAACTTGGTGATCGAGCGGTTTCGTGTTGGCATGCAGGCGGTTTATTTCACGAATAACGTGCCCTATGCCTATCCGCTGGAGTTTGGTCATTCCACACAGGCACCTGGTGGCATGGTCCGGATCACTGCGGCGGATTTCCAGCGTCATTTTCAGGCTGCTGTTTCGGAGGTGAAATCGTGAGAATTTCCGTTTTAGAGGGCGACTACGGTCGTGTAATTAGCCCTGGCGTTGAGCGCTATGAGGTTTTGCTTAATGGGGAAAAAGTTAGCCACTGTTTTACGGCTGACGAAGAGAATGGATTGGTGATCTGCGCCAAGCTAGACCCTAATGGCAGGATGCTTGTCGAAAATGGTGAAGTGGCCAGTCAGGAACTCCACGGAGTCGTAGTGGTAAGGCGGATTCAATGAGCCATACCCGCATAGCTGAACTGCTCGAGACGCGACTGGGAGAATGGGCCGACGTTAAGGGCATCACGGTGGCATGGGACAACATCCCGGAGAACCCACCAGATACGCTGTATCTACAGGCCTACGCATTGCCAGCTACCACCACAACAATCGACCTGGCCGAAACGCTGCAGGTGCTGCCTGGCGTTTGGCAGATCAATGTCGTTGCGAAAGCGGGTGACGGCGTGAGTGAAGTCCGTGCGCTGGCTGAGGATGTCGCTGCGCAGTTCCCTGTTGGCCTGGCGCTCAGCGATGGGGTGATCACCTGCTACATCAGCACGCCGCCCACCGTTTACCGTGGCGTTTCCTCCAATACCCGCTATTCCATCCCCGTCAGCATGAATTATCGCGCTGACCTCATCACACACTGACCGCTTCGGCGGTTTTTTTCTGTCCAAAATTGGAGAATCCACTATGGGCTTTGCATTACCCAACGGCGCCACGGTTTTCGTCGGCTCCAAAATGGCCGCCGCAACGCCAGTTTCTGCGGTCAGCAACGCAAAGGGGGCCGTGTTTACGGTTTCCGGTGGCACCTTCGCCGTCGATGACATCGTTATGATTAATTCGGGCTGGGGGCTTCTCGATAACCTGGTCGCCAAAGTCACTGCTGCGACGGCTACGGCTGTGACCATTGGCGTTATTGATACTACCGATACAAAATTTTTCCCGGCTGGTGGTGGCGCAGGTTCACTGACGAAAGTCACTGAATGGACACAAATCCCCCAAATTACCGAGGTGGGAGCGTCCGGTGGGGATCAGCAGTATGTGCAGATCCAGTTCCTGGAGGATGACCGCCAGCGAAATCTGGCGACGTATAAAGCGGCAAAGACGCAGACTTACACTTTTGCGCACGACTCCAGTCTGCCGATTTATCCGGTGTTAGAGGCTGGGGACAAAAGCGGCGATATTCTCCCGCAGTACATGTACGTGCCAAAGGCCAAAGAAACACGCTATTGGTCGGGGATCCCTTCCTTCGATGCGCAGCCGACAACCGCAGTTAACCAGGTTGAAACGGTGCAGGCCTCATTTGCCATCCAGTCACGCACTATGACGTTTTACAAAGACCCAAAGTAGTTTCGGTGTCGGGTGTAACGCTCAATAAGACCACAACGTCTATTGCGGTTGGTGCTAATGAAACACTGACAGCAACGGTGGCACCAACTGATGCCACTAACAAGGCCGTTACCTGGTCAACATCCGACGCCGCGAAAGCTACGGTAGCCAACGGCAAAGTGATCGGCGTTGCTGCCGGCACTGCGACAATCACGGTAACCACTGAGGATGGCGCCAAAAAAGCCACCTGCACAGTGACGGTTACCGCCGCATAAATCCCCCGGGGCTTCGGCCCCGTTTTTCTAAGGTTTCCCCATGACAGCAAAATTTACCTTGGTCCCTGATGCGACCTTTAAGAAAGACGTCACGATCCCGCGTGCTGGCGCTGAAGACGGCGTGTTGACGTTTACGTTTAAGCATAAGACCCGTAGCCAACTGGAGGCGCTGGAGAAGACCCTGCGCGAGGCGACAGAAAAGCAAATCGAGGCAGGCGGCCACGGTAATGCGCCAATGGTGGCATTCGTAACAGAAATTGCCGAAGCCTGGGCACTGCCTGATGCCTTCGGCAGCGAAAACGTGCTGGTCCTGCTGGAAAACTACCCGCGTGCATTTGATTCCATCGCCATGACCTACACCCGCGAACTGATGGCGCTGCGTGAAAAAAACTAACAGCGGTTGCCTCGGCGTTTTATACGCCTGATCCGTCGCAGGAAGAACTGGCCGCTTTTGGGCTGACTCTTGAAGACATCGAGCCTGACCCCGTGGAGGTGTTCCCCGACGTATGGCCGGTATTCGAAGTGTTTCGGGCGATGGCCACCCAGTGGCGTACTGGCATGGGCGGCGTTACCGGGCTGGATTACAACTGTTTGCCCTGGGTGATGAAAGTGCACGGTGTGGACGATGAGGCAACCGCATTAACCGATATCAGGGTGATGGAGGCCGCCGCGCTTTCCACCATTCACAAAAAATAATGGCCCGCTGTGCGGGTTTTTTACTGCATGGAGTCCCGCATGACAGATATTGCATCGATCTCCCTGCGCGTCGATACCGGCGACCTGCAGCGTGGTAACAGCGAGCTGGATAAATTCCAGAAAACCGCAGCCGGTGCTGCCGGTGCCGCAGATGGTTTCAATGCATCGGGCAAAGAGACGGCCAAAGTATCGAAAGAGGTGGCGCAGGAGGTTGAAGAAACGCATAAACGGGTGGCGGAATATAACCGCCGCCTGCGTGAGACACAGACCACCGCCACAACATCAGGCAAAGCACAGGACCAACTCACAGAGTCCTATTTCCGCCAGATTGACCGGATCAAGCAACTCGGTACCGGTACGCAGGAATTACGCGCCATTCAGTCGCAGGTGCGCGCCGCCCGGGCCGCCGGAAACATCACGCAAAACGACTACCTGACGCTCACCAGCCACGCCGCGGAAAAGATGCGCGAGCTGACCAAAGCCGAAGAGGCATCGGCGGCCGCCAAATCGATCTTCATCCAAAAGCTGAAAGACCAGGTGGCGACGCAGAACCTTTCGAGGGAAGAGCTTCTGCGCTACCGCGCCGCGCAGTTGGGCGTTGGTTCCGCAGCGGACATCTACATCAAAAAGCTGTCCACCGCTGGCGACGCCACGCATAAATTCAGCTTGCAGACGTCGGCCGCCCGCCGGGAGCTGGGCGTTATGCTCGGAGAGCTGGCGCGCGGGAATCTTGGTGCGTTACGTGGTTCAAGCATCACCCTAGCTAACCGCTCAGGGTTGATCGAGCAAATGATGACGCTGCGCGGCCTCGGTATTGCTGGCGTGTTGGGGGGTATTGCTGCTGCCGTCTATGGCGTTGGAAAGGCCTGGTATCAAGGTTCGCAGGAAGCGGTGGAGTTTAATCGGCAGCTGATTTTGACCGGAAATTATGCGGGAAAAACTGCTGGTGAGTTGCAGTCATTAGCTAAGTCGCTATCTACCAATGGAGTAACACAACACGCTGCTGCGGATGCCTTGGCTAAAGTTGTTGGCAGCGGGAGTTTCTCCGGTAGTGCAATAACCATGATTGCAGACACTGCGGCCAAGATGAAGGCCAGTGTGGGCCAATCTATTGATGAGACAATAAATCAGTTCAAGAGGTTGCAAAGTGAGCCTGTTCAGGCTGTCACCGAATTGGATAAATCGCTGCATTTCCTGACAGCGACGCAACTTGAGCAGATCACCACGCTATCAGATCAGGGCCGAACGACGGATGCAGCCAGATTGGCGATGGAAAGCTATGCCACCGCAATGCGTTCCCGCAGTGAAGACATCAAGGAAAACCTAGGCACGCTTGAAACCGCTTGGAAATGGTTGGGGGATACCGCCGCTAGCGCCTGGGACAAGATGCTGAATGTTGGGCGGGAGTCGTCAGTCAAAGACAAGATCCGCGAAATCCAAGAGCAACTCGTAGAGTTCCAGATTAACCCGGCCAGTAAAGGGATCTACTTCAACGATACTGGTAAAACTGCGGATGACCTGAAAAAAGACCTGGCGAGTCTACAGGAGCAGGATTACCAAGCCAGCATTAAAATTTCTCGGGAAAAGGCTGACAGGGAAGACGAAACACGAAAAAAATTGCGATTTGAGGCTGACCAGTCACTTAAAAAGCAATATGAAAATGCGGAAGAGAAGCACCAGCGTGAGCTTGCTAAAATTCGTAATTCGTTTGCTTCTCAGCCAGTTAAAGACGATGCAATACGCCGTGAAAATGAGCGTTATGCAAAGGAAAAAGCCAGGGAGACCAAAAAGGGACGCCAGTACACAGCACCGGCTGGTGACCGTGCAGATGAGCGGGCGCAATCGGAATTGCTGGCGTTGCAGTCACAGCTTGAATATCTAAAGCAGCATAAATCCATCACTGACAAAGATAGTCAACAGCGCCGAGCACTGTGGACGGAACAGGCCAAGTTCACTGTGTTGGAGCAGGCGGCCGATAAGCGAAAATTAACCGCACAAGAAAAATCCCTGCTGGCCAGTAAAGATAGCGTGCTGGCGCAAAAGGAACGGCTGGCCGCCGTCGGCGACGAGATCGCCAAGCAAGAACGGTTGAACAAACTGCAGGACACTTCGACTAAATACGTCACCCAGATGAACGAAAAACGCCAGGCACTGCGTGACAGCGCAGGTTTGAGCGATCGGGATGCTCAGCGCCGAATGGGTGAGGCTCAGTTGGCCCAGGGGTGGCAAAACCAAGGCGGAAGCCTGGAGGATGACGGGTATAAGCGTCAATTGCAGGCGGCGAGGGAATTCTACGCCGAAGAGGACAAGCTGCGCTCTGACTGGAAAAACGGCGCGTTGAAAGGATGGAATGAGTATCTGGACTCGGCCACCAACGTTTATACGTCAGTGGCTAATGTGGCAAATTCTGCCTTCACTGGGCTGAGCGATACCCTTACCACTTTGGCGACAACCGGCTCGGCCAACGTTAAAAGCTTCGGCGTCTCCATGTTGAAAATGGTGGTGGACGTCATCAACAAACTGTTAGTGGCTTACGCCGTGCAAGCGGCTATGGGGTGGTTGAGCAGCTCGGTCAGTGCGCCTTCCGGTGGCAATAACCCAGGCGCTGTGCCGATGGGTCTGCATTACGACGGTGGTTATACCGGTGACGGCGGTAAGTACGAGCCGAAGGGCATTGTGCATGGCGGTGAATTCGTATTTACCAAGGAAGCGACCCGCAATATCGGCGTGGGAAACCTCTACGGCATGATGCGTGGTGCGCAGGGTTACGCAGACGGCGGCTATGTCGGCAATACCTTTACTGGTTCTGCACCGATGCACGGCTTAGGTGCCGGTGGTGGTATTACTGTGGACCTCAGCGGTATGCAGATCGTTACCCAGGGGCAGCAAGATCAATCTCAGGGAGCAGCGAACGGCGAGCTTGTCAGTAAAGCTGCACGTCAAGAGGTGATCGGTATTGTATCGCAGCAACTGGATAAAGCGCTTGGCCAATCAGGCAGAATAAATCAATTTGTGACCAATAAAATCGGTCGTTAAAACGAGCTCGCTTCACGTGGGTTTTTGACGTTTGGAGGAAACATGGCGATCGAAATATTCACCTGGAGAGTACAGGGACAGCCAGAAGGGAGCCTAAACCAGAGAGTACGTTCGGCACAGTTTGGAGAAGGCTACAAGCAGGTTTCTGGCGACGGTATCAACCCGGAAACACAAAGCTGGCCGTTGTCGTTTAGCGGCAACAAGCAAGATATGCAGCCACTGCTGGCGTTCGTTCGCCGGCACACCACAAAATCATTTATCTGGACGCCGCCGCTCGGTGAGAAGGGGTTATACCGCGTTACGGCTGACTCGATCCGGGTGGTGCCGATCGGTGGCCCGGCAGTGTCCATCTCCGCAACGTTTGAACAGGCCTATGCGCCGTAGGAGGATAAGTGGCGATCACCAATGATGTGCAGAAACTGGAACCTGGCAACCGTATCCGTTTCATCGAAGTTGACGGAACCGCTTTCGGTGCAGACGTTCTGCGGTTCCATAAAGAAACCATCCCGCATACGCCCGCCGAGATCGACAAGGCTGCGGGTGACGAAACAAAGCTCCAGCCGAAAACCGTTTGGTGGCAGGGTAAGGAATACGGCGCGTACCCCTACGAAATTACCGGTTTAGAATCGGCCAGCGATGGTACATCCGCGCAACCAAAATTGACCGTTTCAAATATCGATGCGTTGATTACTGCGCTTTGCTTGCGCTTCGATGACATGGTTCAGGCAAAGGTGACGATCCACGATACCTTTGTACATTATCTGGATGCGCGCAATTTTCCCGATGGAAACCCACAAGCTGATCCTGAGCAGGAGTTTAAGCAGGTTTTCTACA